CCTATTGCCATATTTTTATTTTATATTTTATAAATAGTTTATCTAAAAAAACCCTTAAACACTATTTGTCCTTCCCCTCTCTTCCACGTTAAAAAATCCGTAACCATAGTTTTCCAAATCACCCAAATTGTCGATTTCTCCTAATCTCTGCACTCTTTCAAACCCACTATTCTTACCTCTCTCAACGAAAACATTTGTTTGTATCTGTCCTTGGTCACTCACTTTCATTAATAATTCATCTTTTGTTATTGGTTCTTCGGTTATGTTGTCGTATGTAAATCCTGATGATGGTGTGAAAAATAAAGTCAAACCATTGTTATAATCATAGTAATCTACATTCTGTATTGTATATGCCGTGAATACGGGATTGACATCCGTAATAACACCAAAAACTTGTCCGTTATTTATTATAGGTAGACCAACTCTTTGTTGTGGGGTGAATATACCATACGGTGTCAGTTCCTCCAATCTCGACCTAGTCTCCGCTGAAATAGTAAATGGTACACTTGTATACCCTGAACTAACTTCGGATTGTATAGTATTGACCGCATCCCCTGAAAATATATAATCATAGCTAATTGGTGTTGCCGACCATGAACCAACATTGGATGTGAAGAAAGCCCTACCCAATGGGTTATAAATTATTTTATTTTTATATGGAACTGAGACTTTTTTATATACTTGGACCAATCCCCAAGGATTAATTTGTTCCAATAATATTGTATATTTTTTTTCAGCTTGTGGATAAGTGTGGGAGATATAATCTGGTGTAAATCCGCTTACTCTTTCTTTTGGAGAGCCATCTCCCCAATCTACATAATAACTAGAAAGTTCTATGAATTTTTGGTACTGAGAAGATGTATTATATATCTTATAAGTGTATGGGTCTTGTGTGGTTGAACTAAATATAAAGTTCGTCACAACATCCTTTTGAGATACTTCCCCATCAAATGGAGTAAAATATCCCATATCTAATGTACTCTGTCTAAGTAATATCGGAATTGTTAAACCTGTCAGAGTTGAACTTCCGTTTGGACCTGACGACAATACTTGTGTCATTGCAGAATATACACCAACCGTTTGTCCACTGTAGTTTACTTTGGATATGTCACCTGAAATTGTTTGAGGTGAAATTATAATATTATAAGTATCACTCATGGTTGCGGTGGGTTTATATATTCGTACCATTTGATTGGTACTGTTGTTCCTACTCTTTCGTTATTCGATGTCTCATACACTCTATATGTCAAGTTTATATAATCAAAAACAACTCTATAATAGAAAAACTCTGTGTAGTCGAATTGGGTAACGCTACTATTTGGTGCGGTACCCGTCAACACAGATTGTGGTTTATTCATAAGTCTCGTAAATTGTCCTGTAGATGCATTGTAAAATTTTGCTGTCATGTAAAAAGTATTCAAAGGGATGAAGTCCAAACTTTTCAACCAATAAAGAAAAAAACCTTCCTTGTCTCCGATATAATCCAACTTGTATTTTGGTTTTCTTATGAGTACAGGAGTTCTTGCCATATTAATCGACATGAATTCACCCTGTTGTGTAGGTATAATAACAGTGAAATAATTTTTTTGTCGTTTGTTATCTACAGTGTCATAAAAGTCTAATTTGAAATAAGATTTAGTAAATTTATCCGTGTAGTAAAAAACATCTTGTGTTGTAAACCCTTCTCCTAAATAACTATTTTTCCAACTATTGGAGTCTGTCAAACTACCTCCTGAATAAAAATAAAATTCATAATTAATTTCTGTTTTCTCAGAACTTTCATGTTTATCGTGTGGAAATCTGTTAACCTCAAAATCATACCCTTTACCTATAACTTTCTCAATTGCCTGAGTTTCGTATTGGTCTATAGCATCATCTATCCCCTCCAAATCCCAATTCAGTTCGATTGGTAAATTGATGTAGTTGTCTACTAACTTAGTCTGTTTAATTATAAACTTATTCACACTTATCAATTAATGGGTCTACAGGAATTGGCAATCCAGTCAATCCGTCATTTTTATCATATCCTGCATCATCAGGTATTAATCTAAATATAAAATCATCGAAGGGATATTGAGCGTCATTCATAAAAGGAAAATTAACACCCCTTCCAAGTTGGTCAAAAAAACCATATTGATAAAGGTCTCTCCATCTAAATTGTTGGTCGGCAATCGAGAAGTATGAATACGTTGGTATCAAATCAACCGACTCAGAGTCCGCCGTTTCTATGTAGTCTGAGAAAACTCTTATGGTCATTGCATTGTGTGGGTTATAATAATACCCCGCAGCATTTGTTGGTTGTCCATTCGTGGTCTTAAAGTTATCCTGATTAAACTTTATCTTTTGAAAATATCTCGAGACAACTCTCTCCACTTGATAGTAATCGTTCCACTCGCAAAAATCACCGTCCACTAAATCGTCATAATTCAGTTGTTGGTTGTAGTAGAAAGTTTTGGTAACTATGTCTGTTTGAGTATATGAACTGACAGGTATTTGTGCATTGGAGTAATAGTTGTCGTCTCCCCACCACGGGTTATTTGTATTTGTGATATTAAACTCCCACCCTTGCTTCAGACCGTATCCACCGAATGGTTTGTTAAAATAACCAGAATAACCTTTATTAATGATTGTTAAATAAAGTTCTGTCACCGGTCTGAGTTGATTATCTAAGTAGTTTACGATATTGATGTCTCTTTTGGGTGTTACTGTATAAGCGTTAGAATTATTTCTAATGGATATTCTAGTAATTTTGTTAGGGGTCAATGAACTAAATTCCAATCTCTTCTCATCTAAAAAAGGATTTTTTTCAAATCCTGATTTTGTTATAATCAAGTCATTGGTTTTCAAAATTACTTTATGTTGTCTGACATAATATTTTGATTTGGTTTCCAAAGGGTTATCAAAATTAACAACCCTTCTGAAAGTTCCTTTTGTTCCTGGTCCCAAAGTGGTACCCGTATATCCAATATTGTACAAATTGAAAATATATGGTTCACTGTTGAACAAATCATTACCCAAGGAGTATACCTCAAATAACTCTTGGTTTCTATATGAAAAAACCTCTCCGTTGATTAGTAACTCGAATGAGAGAATCCCACTTCCATTTTGGACATTATTTGTAATTTTGAAAGGTATTCCCTCTGAAACAACCCAATCATAAAATTCACTATCAAGAGTAGCATTCATTCTCTTGTCATAGTTATTTTGGGATGGATATGTTATATAATAATCCCAATTGTATGTGTATGCACTAACACTCTTATAACCGATATGGGTGTTATCCACATCGTTCCTGAAAAAATCTAACTCATAATATTGTGGGAAACCTCCCCAAACATTAGAAAATATTGATGCTTGTGGGTCCACATAAAAAAGATTATTTCTAAAATTTCCATACTCTGTCGTACCGGAAATTACGTTATCATATAAATAACTAACTTTGAAGGTTGGTCTAAATTTAGTAGACGCTTGTCTTTCGGCATCATATACCTCAGCTAAACTCACGGTGACAGACCTATCGAATTCAACCAGACTCTGAGCTTGTTGTTCTAAAGTCAACTGAATATTTTGGTCGTCTTCAGGTGCAGATTTGAATTGTTGTCCACTCGGGATTATCTGATAACTATTCATCTACCGAATATTTTGTTTTGAACTTTTCAATAGCAGTTGCCCCAACCACTGTTCCGAAATAGAAATGGTACGGTGCTCCAACAATGAATTTATTACTATATATAGGACCTGTGACTTTATAATCTAAACTATATGATTGAGCAGTATCTCCACTAACGTTGAATATATATCCTCTCATACTAATGTCGTTGTTTAACCCTTTAGCTTTGAAGAAGTCAGTATCACTTATTCTGTCTAAAGACTGATATCCTTTTTGAACTATATCCACACTTGATGTCGCCCAATTATTTTTCTCTGTTCCAAATATCTGTGCGGTGTTAACCAAACCCCATGTATAAAATGGTACAGTTTGTGTTTTGATATTATATTGAACAGGTACTGTTGTTGATGTTGGTGTTGCTCTATAGTTAACTCTACCAGGACTTATGAAGTCTTTGAATTGTAAATTTTCTGTTGTTGATGAATAGAATATACCAATCACGGGTTGTGATGAGCTTCCGTAAATTCCAACGGGACTATTTGTTGTATTACTGTCATAATATTCAGGACTGAATTTTATAACCCCTTCTTGAGAATTTGTGGAGAGCATTTGAACTAAATCACCGTCAACCCTTTTATTTCTTTGTAAACTATTTCTACTAAATAATTCGTTAAGTGATACACCATTCAAAATAGAAGTGTTTAATATTCTAGATATAACAAATAGATTAATAATGTCTGACGGGTCAGAATAACTTGTTGGATTCAAAGTATCCATTACATAAGCATTTGCTTCAGGATTTAGCATTATTTCAGAGTAGAAACTATCTTTATAACCTAAATCAATCATCGTAGTTGGAAATAATAAATTTTTCTGGTTTACCGCAGTAACCTCTGTTGATAATTTACCAACAAATTTATTCGCCTCAATATCATAAGGACTACTTCTATAGTAAAAATTATTTGTTGTTTCATCAAAAAAGACCAAGTCTTTACAGAATTTTGGTTCGTTTGGTTTGTTTTGTGAATTATATGTCGTATCTACCTGAATGGGGAACGCAAACAAAGTTCCATTAACCCAATTATTTGTAAATGTTTGTGAGAGTACTCCTCTACACATCGCATAAAAGAATTTATATCTGGTTGCCCATTCGGCAAAATATCTTAAATCAGAAGCAAGACCAAACAATGGTCTTGTAAATAAAACATAACATCCACTAACAACAGCATCGTTTTTTGCACAAGACTCATTAACTCCAAAAGTATTACTGAACCCTGAATAACAACTTAATGAAACCATACCCTCACAACTAAAGCTTGTTAATACGGTCCCTGAGTAAATCTGACCTTCGATGTCTTGACCCTCTTCTTCAGCGCCTGTTTGATAACCGTCAAGAATAAATCCTTCAAAAGGATTTGAAACATCATAAAAACCAAAGTTTATGTTTTGTTGTAACAACGCAACATTATTTGCACTCCAAGATGCTCCATCTAAACTATCTGAAGATGGTAGTCTATCTGTCCTCATTACATTCAGTGTACTATTTGACAATAACATAGGGTTATCTTTCAAATCAGGATATGAGTTTGGAGAATTATATTTGTATTTCAATTCATTATATGATAATCTACCAACTGAAGAAGCTGCGACAATAGGTGCAGCAACCAACGCACCTAAAACACCCGAAATTCCTGAAACACCACTAATAGCTAAGAGCCCTATCAATGCTGGTGTAATTGCCCACGCTGGATAAGTTAAGAGCAAAATTGCAGTTGTAATAACAAATGAAACCGCGGATGCCAGAAGCACGGTAAGCCATGTGGAATTGGTGTTTCTCCCTTCCAAAAATGCATTACCTGTTAAATCTTCTGAATTATCGTATTTTTTATTACTTTGCTCACTAGTATAAAAATCACCCCTTCCAACTATACCCAGTAACCCATTGAATGTTCTAGTTATAAGATTATCTACATTCGGAGCATCGGTAGCGTCAATAGCACCATAATAACCGACAGTAGTAGATGTAAATGCAGAAAATTGATTACCTGGTGTGAAAAATTTTGATTGATGAAAATTACCAACTTGTGTTGATAGATTATTTATTGTTTGACCATTTTGTTTGGGTTGAATAGGAATATTAACCCTAGATTGGATTGTGAAGTCAAAGTTCGGGTTATTGTAGTTTGAGCCAAATAAAACACCCAAATTATATTTATTTTCCAATAAGGGTGAATAAGGGTCAACTCCTCGTTGTAGAACCAAAACATATTGAGAACTGAAGTCTTTGAAGAAATTCGCAAATAGAAAATTATTTACAGCCATATTTCTTTCGCGATACTGAGATACTCCTTGTTCCATCAGTCGGAGTAGTGTTTGTGAATTCAAAATACTCGGAAAACTTTGTCCAGTTGATGAAGTTATCATTTTGAAATAATCAGACACAGTTATTGCTGTAATTACTTGATAATACTCTCTATCCATAGGGAATATTTGTCGGTCAACAGTTGTACCTGTACTTATATTATACGAAGTAGACCTTGGTATTGTTTGGTTTGTAATATCTGCATAGGTTACTGTTATTTGTTGTGGACCACTAACAGATGTCCCCGAAACGCCAAAAAAAGTTTCTCCACTTACAATCTCACTGAATTTAGCATTTAAGTCACTTGTTGTTGTGGGGTCTACAGCAGTAAGAAGTTGTCCGGAATCGTAACTTACGGTAGATAAGACAGTTATAGTATTGTCAAAATGAAAAGAACTTACATTATTCGGAGAATCGAAACTTACTTTTATTATGTTATCACCTGTGAAATAAGTACTTCTTTGGTTAAAAATATTTATTCGTTCCCCTAACGGTAGGTCCATACCCCAAACAAACATCCTATCGTTTTTCTCAGAAACTTCTCTCATCACGTCGGACTTAGGTACTTTATAAACTGTGTCAACACTAGAGCTTATATTTCCTCCCATTGCTTGAGAATATAATTCCGCAATGATTGGTATGTCTTCCTCTGGTTGATAATTTAACCCATAAAGGAGTTCTGTTAATTTATCATAGTAAAAAGTAGGGGTTGAGACAGGAGTTAATGTTCCTCTTCCAACCGCATCTATTAAATTACCCGCTGTAGCTGGTTTACATTCACAGTTTTCACATTCAGGGTAGGTAATCATCGGTAATCTGAGAGGAATACCTCCCGCTCTAACTGTACCCAAAGATAATATTCTAATTATCTGATATATAGTTCCAATAATAAGATGACCCAAAACTAATAGGAACGAACCAATATATTGAAGATATGTTAAAAGTAATGCAAATATAAAATAAATTGTATCATAGTTTCTATACCCTTCATTAACAGGGAATTTATTTACTGAGTCAGCACAATCATCGTCATCAATTTCCTTGATACCTATAAATCTAGCCCTATTTCCTTTTTTATATTGGTCAATCAAACTTGACACACTATAAACTTTATTGAAAGACATTTGATAAAAACTGTCTTCACAATTTATTATTATTTCTGACTTAGTATCAGCCGAAGTATCAAATCCATTTGTATATCCTGACCAATCTACCCCAAAATAATAAGAACTTCTTAACTGTTTATATTTTGGGGATGTTTTTGGTGCCGTTAAATAAGGGTCAGCACTACTATCCTCATCCCATCCGTACTCTCTAACGTTAGGAACAATGAAATAAGCCCTTCTTGTTTGAAGTGTTAATTCTTTGGATTGTTGCCATTTTATCTTAAATCTGTATTTTCCTTTAGTCGGTATACCAATAGTAGGGTCTGGTGAAATAACTCTTTCACCGAATTCGTTTGTTATTATATAATCCAAATTCATTGGTAATTCAAATAACCATGTTCCGTCCTCGTCTATCACATTACCAGAATTTTCTAATTGATATTGTTCCAATATTGGGTTACCTGAACCATCTTGTCTTATAGTCTGTCTTATAGCTAAAATTTGACCAGGACCTGATTGTAAACTACAAAGTTCGCCTGTATTGTCCCTGGGTCTACAATTTTTTCTAACTCTATATTTGTCAGTATTAGAAAACATAGAACCCATAAAAATAGCATTGGGTTGTATGTCTATATTTGCATCGTCTCTTAAATCGAAATCGACTCTGTTGACAGCAATCAAACATATGTCAGGTTCTCCCCATAAAGGGCTTACCTCAAGAGTTTTATTTATTGATACAATTTGTGGTAATGAATTTAGGTCTGTAGATGTTTTGAATGTTGAACCATTAACCTGACCTTCACTTGCTCTTCCCATTCTAATTAGGTCTTGAGGAGTCAAAGAAAATTCGCCCATATCTGACAGGTCCAAGTCCATAACAATAGTTTGGTACCCTGTAGGTACCCCCATTATCATGTAATCACCACTCTCATTTGTCTTTACAGTAAACTTGTAGTATTTGTCGATAATTTCGATTACAGTCGAATTGGTTAAAGCGTCATTTCTTGATGGGAACGTTCCTGTTGCAGCATGTTTACTGTATGATTTTTCATAAGGTAGAAGGTTATACCTATACCCATCTTCATTCACGTCGGTTATGTTCCTGTAAGGGTAAATTGCAGAAATAACGGGATTCGACAGGTCTATATCACTGACAGGTATAAAAATAGAAACTTTTGCATTTGGTATACCAAATCCATTATTTGCGGTAACTCTACCAACAACAACTCCATATTCAGAGCACGAACGAGTGAAAACATCAGCTTGTTGAATTTTGAGGGAAAGTATCTCTAAAAATTCATAGTCTTGGTTTAACTCGACATTTATCGATTTATTAATTCCGAGTTCAGTTCGTATTCTATAACTCTGACCCATTCATCCTTTAATTTATAAATAGTTAAGGGTAAATTTTCTATAATTCACCTACCTAAATCTACACCCTAAGATGAATAAATAAACTTATTAAGAAAAAGTTACGTTTTGGAAATTTTTAACACTCACCTTAATGTCCTTAGTTGGGTATCTAACTTGGTATACTTGACTTGGTTCTGCGAATAATGTGTCATCCACAGGTTTGATTTTCTTTGTTTCTTCGTTTTCATACTGCATGGATGTTTCAGCAGATGAATATTGTCCACCAACCTGATTATATACATCTAATGATGACACAGTGATAACCCCTTCTTGATTTTGTATAATACTCCTAAGTTCTGATAGATAAACATTTTGGCCAAGTTCTCTTATTTGTGGGTTAAAATAGTCTGATATTTTATTAACAACGTCAGTAATGATTTGACCTGAGTTTTGTGTTGCTTGTAATACAATTGATACTTCGATACTCAAGTCGATTACTTGTGCTGTGAGAATTGAAATATAATCATTCAACATTCTGTAATTCGAAAGATAGTTTGCAATATTTTGTTTCAGTGTGTTGGATACAATACTTGTGAGTTTTCCTGATGTATCGTAAGACAACACTTGAATGTTAACTTTATTGTCATTTTCTGTGATTGCAACCTTAGCAGGGGCACCGAATTGTGGAGGCATGTTTCTGATAATTGCTTCATAGTCGTTAACAGTTACCGCTCTTTTTTGTGCTGCAAAGTTGAATGATACATAGTTTCTTACTTCTTCAGTTGAGAGAGCGTTTGCACCTCCTATTGCTGCGGTTACATTCACACATCTCAATGAATTGATTACCGCAGAGTTTGTTATCTCTGAAGGACCGTTAACGTAGAATGTAACAGTACCGACTTGATTGATAACGTTTGTTCCTAAGTTTGTTGCCAGTCCACCACCAACTCTGTATTGAACGAAAAGAGTTGAGTTTGGTGTTAAGGCCGAACCTAATGAGAAATTGTTGAAATAATTATTTAGGTTCAACGGTCCTCCCAAATTAGTAAACAAGTTGAGTTGTTCTTGTGCCGATGTTGTGCCTCCTCCGAAAGTCATCTTCTTAAATCCTTCAGGGGTAAACTCAGAAATAAACCTATTACTTGTTTGCAAATATCTACCAACTTTTATTCCAGGTTGGTCAGATACTTTAGTTGGGTCTTCAATGAATACTCTATCTTCTGCCAACGCATCAACTTCCCACCATCTATTTTCCAATGATAAAAACTCAGCAGCAGTTGGTACATTCGTAAAATCTGTTCCGTTTTTCAATAGAACACTTGTGATTCCTAAAACATTCTTTTCTGGAAGAAATAATTCAAAGAATGGTCTTACGTCATTTGCCGATATCACTCTCTTGAATACTCTAGTAATACCATTAACCACCAATTCTCTTTTTGTAATTGTATAGTTCACAAGCACACCATTCGGATTGAAATTTGGTATCTTTAACCTGTTAGGGAAACCTTGTGCGTTATAAGGTGAAGCAAAATCAATATCATATATATTTTCGAAAACGATACCAGCACCTGATATCTGTGACCCTCTGATTAGAGTACCCAAATACCTTTCATCTTCTTTGTCTCCGAAGGCTGGAACTGTTATGGAAAAATCAACCAAAGCAACACTCGGTTTCAAATTGGGTATTTTCAATCCATATGTTCT